TGCGATTTGGAACGGTTCTGTACATAGAAGGCATTGGCGTGCGCGTTGTGCAGGATCGCGGTGCAGCTATTCAGGGCAACAAGCTGGACGTGGCTGTTTCTGGCAACCATGAGGATGCGATGAACTGGGATGGATACGGTGAACACCGGGTCTGGATCATAATGGGGGAGTAGAATGCGCGAAGGGATTGAACGCAAATCCTGTCCTGTCTGTGGCGGACAAATCGTAGTGTCAGATTTTTGGATGTTTTCTTATGACCGGTTACTTGGTAAGCATGGAAAACTTCTAAAGAAAAGGACGAGAAGCATATCGGGTCCGATGGGATGTCAGACAGCGTGCTGTCTGGATTGCAAAGAAGCGTGGAATGCCGACGAGTTCATGATAGACGAAGAAGATCGATTTGTGGACTTCAAAGATAGGGGAAATGGCTAAAAACATGGATCATAAAGTAAAAATCGGAAAGATAGAAGCGACCGGAATTTTCGCGGCGCTGGTGATCGCGGCAGCTGTTCTCTGGCTGGTGGCGGCTGTGCTTGTCCCGGCGGCGCTGGTGAAATTCTGCTGGCTGTATTTGATGAGGTAAAAAAATGAATTGCGATATTTGCAGAGCAAGGGAACGATGTGTACTGTATGTGCAGCCGGGATCGTTCATGTGCGCACTCTATCGGTTGCAACAGAGTTTAGAGGGAGAAGGCCAACCGCAACCTAAGCCGACGTTTTGCCCGTATTGCGGGAAACCGCTAAAAATCATTGGCGCGGAACGCTTTTGCACAAATATGGAATGCGTGAACAGATACCAGCCTACGGGGAAATGAGCGTAGACAAAGCGTGGAGCCGCCCGACGCGGCGGCTTCTTTTTATATGAGCATGGGACAGGCCCCACCCGGTTCAAGCCCGGAAGTGCCCACCGACAGAAAAAATAAATAGAAGGGAGCAAACGATGGCAAAGTTCAGTATCATGCTGTTTGGCATTGACAGCTATACGAAGGAAAATTTGTATCTGCCGTATAAGCTGGAAGCAAGAAATGCGAATGCAGCAGTCCGCGAAGCAAGGAAACACGCAAAGAGCGCCTACCCTAAGTTCATTGAAGATGGAGAGCCGGACGTGGAGGTGGTGAAAAGATGAAACTTTCTGCACTGGCTGCCCAGATCAAGAACTGCGGTCATTGTGAGGTAATCAACAACGGCGGCAGAATTTTTGTCGGCACGGGGAGTGCCTTTTACTGCATGGATGGCTACCCCAGAACACAGGACGCGGGAGAGCTGGGAGCTATGCTGGGCATTCCGCAGAAGAAGATGAAGAACATCTTCTACCATGAAGAATACACCATCGACGGAAAACTGTACGGCGTGAGGTGGGATGACGAGCCGGTACATGAAGGAACTACCTCTGAAATCAAGACGCGAATCGTTATCAACGGAGAAGAACTTATCGCGTTGCGAAATCCTGACGGCAGCGTCGGGTTCATTCGGTCAGAACTGCTGAAACCGGTGGAAGGCGAGCTGAACAAGGAATTTGCGCAGATTTGTGTACGCCCTACCAATCAGGATTGCCGGTTTATCTATGCTGTGAAGGACGGAATGATCCTTCGGGCATTGGTCGCGCCTATAAATATCAAAGATGACGTGGCGAATGATCTGGACGAAATCATAGCAGAGCTGATGTCGAGACGGCAGAGGCAGATCGTTGAAAAGATGCACGATGACTTGCAGGACTTGGCTGCCCAGGAAGGGGCGGAGAAAGGAAAGGCAAATGATTGAAACGGGAACGAGATATCGTTGCGACCGGTGCAAATTCACTGTATTCGTGGAAGATGAAGGCGTAAGTAAAACAGAGAAAGATAGAATTGCAAAGAAATGGACTGTAGTACCTGGCACCGCTGGCGAAAAGGTTGCACTTTTTCCAGACTGCCTTAATGACTACAAACTCCGGTACGACGAAATGTTTGAAGAGTTCAAGAAGGAGAGATAAAGAATGGACGCTGTAGAAAAAGATGTCCGTTTGCTGGTCAAAAAGGAACTGAGAGCTGCAAACCAGAACTTCCCGATGTTCCATAGCGCACATGAAGGGTGGGCTGTGATCCGGGAGGAAATGAGCGAAGCGGAAGTGGAACGCTATCTGCTGGACAGGTGGATTGAAGAACGCCTGTGGAACGAAGTTAAGGGCGATTTGCAAATCCCGAAAGAAGACCTGAAGGAAATGCAGTACCGCGCCGTCCACATGGCGGTTGAAGCAATCCAGCTGGCGGCGATGATCTGCAAGCTGGAACGGAGTCAGCGCCGGTGGCCGGAGAAGATAAGAGAACTCTAAAGAAAGGTGAAAAGCATCATGACATTGACCAAAGAAACCATCGAAAAGGCAGTTAGCTGGTGGGCTGGAAAACTAATTGACAGCCAGCCGCACAGCAACGGAGATTTGGGCTTTAGCTCCGTTGTGGAATGCTTCCTTGCGGATGCGGCAAGACAGGATGTCACACTGGACCAGCTGAACGTATTCAAAAAAGCTCTGGGAAAGCGGATTGAAGAAGCCGCGAAAGAGAACGTTCTTAGCGTTGCCATGGAGTGCGACTACAGACCGTGCAGAATTTTGGCAGAATCCGCAGATGAAGCCGGGATCAGTACGGCGAACTTTCCGTTCAAAACAGCAATGTTCCTTTCTGAAAAAGAGGGCGCTGTAGTGAAAGATGGATATGGTGCATCCTGGGTCAGGATTTGAGGTGGCAGCATGGACAAGAAAAAAGATACCCCGGCGGAAGTTGAAACCGTCACGGTGACAATGAGCCGCCCGGTGGCGGAAGCTGTGCAGGCTGCTTGCGAGATGTATCTGCGCCTGCACATGGGGCAGTTTAATGATCTGGCAGAGGACCTCTGCATGGCGAAGCACTATGCCGATGTGGATGCAAAACGGTTCAGAGCGATAGAGGACGAAAACGACAGTCTTTTTCAAGCGCTGGATAGACGGAACGCGATGCAGGACGATATGGAAAGAACATATAAAATGTTTGCCTGCCACCCGCTCATCGAAGACGGTATGAGGGTTCCGTATCGCGCAGAAACGGTCTGGCTGGGCATTCGTCATGCGCTGGCGTGGCACGATAAGCCGGAGGGAGACCGGATGAACGTGTGCTTTGATAAGCCGCTGAACCGGTCGGATCAGCCGCAACCCACTGTGAAGCTGACAACAACCGCAGATCATGAGCCGAAGCGTGATGAAAAGAAAGCAAAAGGCGGGAGAACAAAAAAGTGAGAAGAGATGTCGAGATAAGAATTTGCGATCGTTGCAAAAAAGAAATAATGCTAGATCGGCACAAAAGCGGCTATTCGGAAGCTCTTAGGGCGTGGAAAGAAGGGCCAATCAAAGACACTGACCTTTGCCCAGAGTGCTACAAGCTGTACTCCGAAACGATGACTAAATTTTGGAGGGCAGAAAACAATGGTTAAAGAAATCTGCGAAAGGTGCGGAAAGGCCTATGAAGCCGGTCCGAACACCCACTACTGCAAGGAATGCAGAAAAGAAATCCGAAGCGTGGCAGCAAAGAAGAGAAATCTTTCTGATATGGGACACGCTGCAAGAAAGGAAAAAGCAAATGAGCGAAAGAATGATAATTGATGCCCTGCCGGTCAGAAATAATATTCTGTTGGGAATCATGGAAACAAAAACGGGAAACGTGGTTGTGGATGCGATGATCCAGAGCGCATTTAGAGCTTGCATCGAAGAACTGGACGGCGCACCGGTAGTGAAAGTACCGGAATGGCGGCGGGCGAGTGATCCACCGCCCACACACAATGAAACCTGGCATGATGGCGATGAAGTTTACTCCGGTGAAACCAGCATGAAGGTGTGGGCATACTGCGCAGATGGCACCCAGCACGATGCTCACTATGAAATCCACGATGGCAACGGACAGTGGTTTGTTGAGGGGAAGGATGACAAGTTCAGTGAACACGGCAACGTGACGCACTGGATGTACTACCCGGCGGCACCGAAAGACTGACTGCCAGAAATTGGCAAAACAAAAGCATAACCTAAAGGGGCGAAAGTCCTCTTTAGGGAGCTTGTATACCCGTTATTTCTGTGACTGTGCTGGTCCACAGAAGAAAAAAATAAACACAGGAAGCTGACCGGGACAGGAGGTGATAGGGATGCGCAGAAACTATATCAGAGAAAAAAAGATTATCTGTGGTGATAGTTATATGGCTGTGTGTCTCTACGCCATTACCCCGCAGGAACGAAATACCAGAGGGAAGAAGCAGAAGAAGTCTGGTGAAAGGCAGAAAGCCCGGAACAAGATGTCTTCCCTGCGGAAAAAGCAAAGAAAGGTTGTTGCGAACTTCACGAAGAACGGGTTCTTCCTTTCCGGGACGTTTGAAGAAGTTTTCTTGCCGGACGACTTTCTGGGATGCGTCCGGGAAACAAAGAACTATAAGCGCCGTGTAATTGCCGCAATCTGCAAGCGGTTCAAGATTGCCCGGGAGAAAATCAAAATGATGCTCTGGGCTGTGCGCAAGGGCAAAGATGGCCGGTTACATATGCACGGCTTTGTAGAGTGCATCGGGCTTGACCAGATCGACCGCCGCGAAGTGCGCGAAATGCTGGAAGACCTCTGGCGTCGCCGTATTCCTGGAACAAACGAGTATGAAAGTCTGGGAACCATGAATGCGGATCGCATTGACATGAAAAAAATTCTGGGAACGGACCAGACAACGCAAGGCAAGTACGGAACGGTCGGGTATATCTACAACCACACAGAGCGTGTCTGCATCGAAACCAAAAACCTGATTTTGCCGGAAGAGCAGGTACCCAATGACACGAAGTGGAGTAGAAAACAACTTCGGGACGCCTGCGGCGATATGCAGAATGACGCCTATTGGTGGAGCCAGCGTTTCCCGGGCTGGAAGCTGGAAAAAAGCATTGTTTACGATCCGGAGGAACTGCACCAGTCTGACCAAACCCGGGAAGACGGCTGGGAAGTAACGGAAGCACAATGCTATGCCATTCTGAGCCGGAAATGGTAAAGGGGGAGACATGAGCACAAGATTGAGCCTTGAAGACCTGCCGCCGCGATACCGGGCGCAGGCGGAAGCCCAGATTGCCCGGCGGACAAGGGAAAAGTGCGCCCCGGCACAGCAGACATTGGCGGATGCAGCAAAGTCTGCTGGAAAAATCGGGAAAACTTTCGAGAGCCGGGGAGAATACGAGTATTACATATCTGCAATCCTGCCAGGTATTGAATCTGGCAGGATCATCAAGGCAACGCCGCACGTTGCCTTTCCTCTGCTACCTGCAAAGGAATATGGCAATGTGAAACTGCCAGCGGCGCGGTATACGGCAGACTATGTGCTGGTGTATGCTGACGGAACAGTGGAAGTAATCGAAATCAAGTCAAAATTCACCCGGCGGGCACAGCGGGACTACATTTACCGCCGCAGGCTGTTTATTGACCTGATTGCAGAGCCAAAAGGCTATAAATTTACGGAAATCATCACGCCAGACAGCAAGGATGAAATCCGGGAGTGGAAACGCCTTGCAAAACAGGCAGGAAGGAGTGAAAAGTTGTGACAGATGAAGAAAAGGCAAGGTTTGAGACAAACGCGGTGTTTCTTTGCCGTGAAATCAGCAAAGAAACCGGTCAGATCGCGGTCTATGAGCTGGATGTGCCGGTAGATGGTCACATGATCTTCTGCCTGCGCATTCGGCAGCAGTTTAACCCGGAACTGCGGTATTTTGCGGTCGGGGCGAACTTTTACGCAGAAAACAAGAGTATGATCTTTGCCGCGCTGAAAAAGCGCCGGACAACGAAGGCAGATATCGAAAGCCTGGGCGCTATTGTCGAACTGGGAAGATAAACCGCAGAAAAGAGGTGCAGAACATGGGGAAGCCTAAGAAAAAGCCACTCCCGGCGTATTTCAAAAAGTCGCTGGGTTTACAGATCAGGCAAAAGCAGGCAGCCCGCCGAAAGGCGGAGCTGGAAGCCAAAAAGGCAGATACCACAAAAAAACAGTAACGGCAGAGCCGCAGGAGGGCGCAGAAGATGCGGATTGAAGATGCAAAAATGGTTTTGGACTACGCGGCGGATATCCAAAAGAAGCTGCGCACCATTGCGGCAGAAAAAGACCTGCTGGAAGGCGATCTGAACTGTCTGCGCGGCATTGAGTACGGCGGAATGCCGCACGGAAGCGGACACAGCGACAGCACCGCAGACGTTGCCCAGAGAGCCGAAGAACTGGGGAGCCTTGACCGTTTGCGGGAACTGGAAGTACAAGAAGTGGTGCTGCGTGGGGACTTTGCTGTGATCCGCGCACAAATCTGGTCACTAAAGACTGTGTACACAACAGTGATTTCGGAATTATGGCTGCGTGGCCACAGTTCGGAGGAAACGGCGCATAAAATCGGGTACAGCGTATCGCACACAAAGCGGATAAAAGCAGAAGCTTTGGTGCGGCTTGCTGAAAGCCTTGACGATATGCCGCAGGCGGAAGAAATCCGTGCGCGTGCGTATAATGCGCGTAAGTAAAGCGCACCGGCTTAGAGAATGCAAACGCTGCACCCCGGAAGGGTCTACAAAAAACGTGAAAGCGTTTCACCTTCGCGCGTATGATATAAAGGCAAATTCGGCCGGAAACCATTACGCGTATGTGAAACATTTCCGCGAAACGCAAAAACGCCGCTGGGAAACAAACACGAATACCCGAAACAATGAAAAATGAGCAAAGAAATACCCGGCGGGCTGTATGGCCTACCGGGTATTTCTTTATTCGTCAATTTTCAAGACGTGGATCGTGGGCGGCTCTGGCGTGGTGCGGTAGTAACGACCATCTTCGTAATTCAGGTCTGTCACATGATCCCACCACGAAATACAGCCGTGCTCCCGCTGGGCGCTCTCCATGGCTGCTTTTGCCTGCTGTTCGGTCAAACCATCGAATAATAACCGGCTACCGTCTGCAAAGCTGGCAACAAGTCGCCAAGGAGCGAAAACTTCACCTTCAATAACAAAAACACCTCATTTCTGAACGCTTAACCCTGATTTTGATACAAATATGCGCAGTTTGAGTACATAAGCACCAGAAAAACGCATATTCAAGACAGCAATAGTATAACACAAGATGCCCCGGCGGGATACCGGGGCGAGTACGATTAAAAGCAATAGGATTCCTTGCCCAGTGGGCTTTCAAATCCAAAACAAACGACAAAACCGTCGCAAGTTTGCTGAATCGTGTTCAGCTGATAGCTGTGCCCACAAGTATAGCTTGATTTCAAGCGATACTTGAAACAGAAGACGTCTTCACCCCGCCGCCATGCGAGCGCCAGTGAACGCTTCAGTGCGCAGTCGTCCGGGAAAATGTGCTTTTTGCCAGAGCAGTCAACGAAAAATGGTTTAAACATAACAAAACCTCCTATTTCATGATGGAAAAGCCCACAAAAACGGGCGAGTTAAGGTTAGGCCTGCTCAAAGTGGGACATGGTGCGCCGGGAAAGCGCAAAAGCGATAGCGGGCACGTCGTCGTCCGTTTCGCTGACGGCCTTGATCGCTTCGGCGATGCGGGCCAGATCGTCAACCGTGATGCCGCCCGGTTTGCGGCTGCTTTCGGCTGCATCGTTCAAAATGCGGTCATATTCTTCACAATCGCAGCGGGTGCAGTAGTCGTTGGCAATGCAGGCGTAACGTGCGCCCTCAGCGTCAAGAATGCGGGTCTCTTTGAGTTTCATGTGGGGTACCTCCGTGTTATGTATTATCGCTCGTCCCGGTAGGGATTCGAGTTTTTAGATTTGCCGGTCTTGGTATATAGATACCGGGGCCGGTGACGTGCTGCCCTTGCGGGCTGGGATGGGGCTGCTTTGCGGTGCAACCCGGTGAGAGTATCCGTTTTACTGCTGGCCGTCCAGAACCTCCATGACGCGGTGGGCGGCATATTTGCCATTGTCGTTAAGCTGGCGCTGCCAAACGCCCTGCGACGGTGCCCACCTGAACCCGTTGCGCTTGAGAAGTGCCCTGGTTTCGTCGTCCGGCTTGCCGTCGAACCGGAGTTGAACACGCATTGCTTCGGCATTCTCCCGGTAGGTGTAGCCGTCGTGTTCCTCTTCAATCGACTTAGATGCTTTGACAGCTTCCAGCGTTTCAATACGCTGCTTTACTCGCTTGATGTTGGCGTTGCTGTTTGTAAGTTCGTAGGTCGGGAAGGGCTTGCCGTAGAAAGCCAGGGGGGAACCGTCACCGTTGCGGCCACCGGGCAGATACACACCGGGGCGGGTGATCCATGCCATGGTATCGGCGGGGATACCTTCAAAGCCTTCTAGCGTTTTGTTCTTGCGGTAGTAGGCATTGGCGGACACCATGAGCGCGTGCGCTTCCTCCAGTCCGGCCAGCTTTGCCCGGAGAAAATCAAGCACTTCGGGATCATCGGATTTAACAGCCAGCGTGTGGGCACGTTTGAGCATATCCAAATAGTGGTCTGCCTTGCGGAAGTTCTCCATGTTCTTGTCCCACGCTGCAATCTGTTTTTCCTTCTTACGGGTCGGGAAGTTGCCAGCGCCACAGATCAGCACGGACGGGCACCGGGTGCCGATCTCGTTGTCCCGGTTGATGGCTTCAGCCAGAACGGAACAATACCGGTTATACAGGTATTCGGCACGCTCCCGCTGTTCATCCGTGGCACATTTTGCCTTGACCTTTTCCAGAATCGCGGCGGCTTCGGCGCACTGGGCGTTGTAACTGGCGGTGGCGCTGCCTTCCTTGTAGTCATCGAAAGAGCGCATTTGCTTTGCCAGACGGGCGGTGGATTCGTTGATAATAGTAGCCATTGTATGACCTCCAAATATTCAGTTTTCAAAGCGTTTCGCTCGCCCTGGTAGGGCTTGCGGTTTTCGTGTGGCCCTTGCGGGCTGGGGCGGGGTCGCTTTACGGTGCGGCCCTGCTGAGGTGTCCGGCGCGGCGTCAGATGATCCATTCGGCGGCGGCATAGTCGGCGGAGTTGTGGACGATGAAGGCATACAAGGCGCGGGAAATAGCGGAAAGTGCTGCTAAAACTTCGCTGTCCCGGTTCACGTCTTCGCTACACTGGTAAATGAAACTGTCCAGAAGCTTGGCAAATGCGTAAAAATCGCGGTCGATGGTGTAGTGTCCATTATCCCAGATCAGCGTGTGGAGCAGATGCGGGAAGTTCTGCGGCATAGCGGGCGCGCCGTCGAGTTCGTCCGGCTGGATCTGGTAGCGGTCTTCATAAGCCGATTCGTTCAGCCTGTAAAGAGCGGCGTAGATTCTGCGGTCGTCGAACAGGCTGTCATACAGGTACATACAGGACTTGAATGCCCGGCAGGTCTGCGGGGTGATGACGTCGCAGGAAAGAAGATCCATACCACCGGCCCCGTTGAGAAGGAAAGCCAGACCGTGAGCAACGGCGGCGGTGTGTTGAGTGGAAAGCTGAATGCAAGACATGGTAAAACCTCCTGTTATTCTGTTGTGTCTGGGTGTGGACCCATGAGCGCCCGCCCCGGTGGGGGCGGCTGGACTTGCACCAGCGGCGGCGGGATGCCGTCGGCCTTGCGGGTCAAGAAAAGATAAGTGTTCCACGGGCCAAACGAGCACGGACGGCGGAAAGGGTCAGATAATCGCAAGCGTTGTCCCATCCGTCCCCACGATAGCCGCGAATGTAGGGGTAAAGTGTAACGGGGTTTGAAGAATCCCAAGCGACGGCGTGGTGAACACAGTGCGTGTCATCGCTGACATAAACGGTGAGCCTGCCGACGGTGTGCATGGTGTAGGTTTTGTAGGTCTTCATGGTAAAATCTCCTGTTATTCAGTTCTCAAATTGTCCCGGCGGGGTGCCGGGTGTGGGGCGGGGCCGCTTTTGTCGGGTGCGGCCCTGCTGGGGTGTCCCGGGGTTCAGAACATCGAAATTTGTTCACAGGCGGCAGCGGGCGCGGGCACGGCCTGCTTTGCATCTTCGCAGGCTTTGCGGGCTTC